CCAAGAAGTAGCCACGATGGTTGACATGCGGTTTGGGCCGGGAACTTGGAAGGGCATAGTTATTGAACGGGCCAACCGTATCAAGGCTGCAAAAGAAGCTGTAGCTACCGCACGAAGAGAACAACTTCTTAAACAAGAAGAAATAATGGAAAACGTAAAGTTAGGTGCTTTAATAACTGCAGTTGTTATAGTATCAATTGGACTATTTATAGCCTTGATGGTTTCTACCGCATCTGGCTTTGTCAATTAAATTCTTGACTAAACTTCAAAATAAGTATATAATACTTTTGAAGGGACTAACATGAAACAACTTGCAATAGACGCGCTGCGTTACAGATATGAGGCACAGAAAAAAAGTGCGAAATATACTCTCACAAATTACTTCCAAAATCCAACAGCTATTGGTGAACATCCTGACCTTCTTAAAGAAATGGACAAAGCTATTGGAAGTTGGGAAGAAGCTAATAGTAAACTTCAGGCTTTGGATGACATCACGGATGAAAGGTATCCGTCCCTGTTTGACTAATTACCTTGCATTGGGTTTGTTGAATTGCGGCAAGCCTTTTACTTGTGTGGGCAACTGGTTTTGGAAAAGGCATCGTACAATCTTAAAAAACACTCCAAAATATTTAGGTAAGAAGTGATACGCCATCAGTTTTTAAAACCCATGCATTTAAGGAAGACCCAGTTTTTCCCCGTGTACAGGGGAGAAGACTTAAAGCTTATACGCACATTACCCGGCGGGATTAAACAGTACAAACTAAAAGAGAAGAAGAGTAAGATAAATGGCTAGTAGTTATCTTGTGTTGGTAAACAATGTTCTTCGGGACATGAATGAAGTTGAGCTTACAAGTTCTACGTTTGCTTCTTCTCGCGGTGTGCAAACAACTGTAAAAGACTACATCAATCGTTCAATATCTGACATACTGAACTCTGAACTAAACTGGCCCTTTACTCACGCTGAAGGGTCAATTGACGTTATTGCAGGTAAGTCTCTATACAGCTACGAGTCTATATCGTCTACTCTAAAGTACGTAGATTATGACAACATGATCCTGCAGCCTAAGAACTATATACAGAACGGTGACTTTGAGATAGCAGGGTCTGCAAGTATAACTAACTGGACTACAGTGGGTGGTTCTCCTGCAGCAAGTTCAAAGTTTGGTAACACTCTTCTTCTTACTAGCGCAGAAGCAAGTCAGGAAGTTAACGACTTAATCGTAGGAAGATCGTACACGGTACTTACTCAAACTAGCGGTGCAACTCTAACTTTAGAGATTGGCACAAGTTCAGGTGGGTCACAAACAAAGTCATCAACTTTGACAATCAGTAGTGGAAACGAAATCCTGCTTACTGAAACAACGTTTACTGCGACTGCAACAACGCACTATGTTAGCTTCACAGAAGCAGCAGGGGCTGCAGCATTTGTAAAACTGGTTGAACTGAGTGAGTCTGCAACATCAATTGCTTTAAAGTACTTGTCCTATGAAGAGTACACAGAGCGATACAGAGAAAGGGACTCACGCCCTGACATAGATAAGTTTGGTGACCCAGAGTACGTTTACACAACATACAATAATGAAATTGGTTTGACACCTATACCTGACACCAGCAATCGTAGTTTAAAGTTTGATTTCTACGTCGCATCATCTGCATTGTCAGGGGCAACGGATACATCTATCATACCAGAACGTTTTGAGCCAGTTATTAACGCTCGTTCAAAGTACTACACTTACATGTTTCGTTCCGACACCCAGACTGCACAGTTTGCTTTAAAAGAATACGAGGATGGTTTAAAGCGTATGCGAATTGAGTTGCTAAATAGAAAAAACTATATGAGAGCAGTTTAGTATGCCAGATTTAGAACTACAAGGGGTTACCCCATTGTCTTTTAACTGCGAGGGCGGCTTGGTATTGAACAGGTCAACCTTTATTATGCAGCCGGGGCAAGCTCTCGAACTAACAAACTTTGAACCCGATATTGGTGGCGGGTACAAACGGATACTGGGGTTTAGACCATTTGTTAATGCCGTAGTTCCCCAGACAAGTGACTCGACTGAGAAAATTCTTATGTCCACGAAGTTTAACAACTTCATACTTGCAGCTAGAGGCGAAAAAATCTTTAGCTCTGCATCAACAGAACTTATAGTACAGGTAAATTCTAATGTCGCTATGACAGGTTCTGGGGTGTTAAGTGTAGGAAGTACAGCTTCTTTTGGTTCTAGTGGTGCTGTGCAAATTAACTCTGAGATATTTACCTACACAGGGGTAACGTCCACTACTTTTACAGGGGTAACAAGAGCAACAAGTTCTACTACTGCTGCTACGCATTTAAAAGTTGCTGCTGTATCTGAAACATGGACACAAAGAGACACAGGCCGCACGAACGCAAAACGTTACAACTTTGAACGCTACAATTTTGATGGTGGCGATAAACTTATTGTAGTAGACCAGACAAACGCTCCCACAATATTTAACTCTTCTTTGAGTGCAACAGATGTTAGTGAGAGCAGCGTAGCCGGAGCTAAACATATAGCTGCTTTTAAAAACCACATGTTTTATTCTGGAATGGCATCTACACCCCAAGAAATAGTTTTTAGTGTACCCTTTGATGAAGACAACTTTACGTCAGGAAGCGGTGCTGGAAGTATCAAAGTCGATGATACAATTGTTGGCTTAAAGGCTTTCCGGGGTGACTTGTTTATTTTCTGTGAAAACAGAATCTTTAAATTAGGGGGAAGTTCTTCATCAGACTTTGCCATCACCCCTGTAACCAGAAACATTGGTTGCGTAAACGGATTTAGTATTTTAGAATTTGCAGGTGACCTTGTATTCTTAGGTCCAGACGGACTCCGCACCATTGCTGGTACTGCTCGTATTGGTGACGTTGAGTTGGGTACTATAAGTGCAAACGTACAGCAGGTATTTCGTGATAACTTAACTGACGCCGCTAACTTTGTTGCTTTGGTTATTCCTGACAAGACTCAATACCGTATCTTTTTCTCAAAAGAAAATATCTCTGAGTCCTCTACCATAGGTTCGATATGTGTTATGAGAGGGCAAGGGTTTGAGTTTTCTACTACCAGAGGTATTCGTCCATCCTGTACAGACACTGTAGTAGAGGCAGGGGACGTAATTGCAATGCACGGGGGATTTGATGGGTTTGTATACCGTCAAGAACGCGGCAACACCTTTAATGGTGAACTTATAAATGCAAAGTATAGAAGCCCAGATTTAAACATGGGTGACCCCGGAGTGCGGAAGCACATGCAGCGGGTTAATGTAAACTACGCACCAGAATCTACAATTGATGCAGACCTGTTTGTAAGATACGACTACGAGTCACAAAACGCTATTCGTCCTGCTGCGTATCCCCTAGATAGTACAAACGTTGTAGGCATATACGGTTCAGCGTTAAGCACTTACGGAAATGCAGTGTACGGCGGTCCATCACAACCAATTGTTAGAAAAGCAGTCGAAGGTTCTGGATTTGCAGTAGCACTAAGAGTAGAAGATGGGGCAAACGCTACTGCCCCCTACACCCTAAAAGGGTTTCAATTAGAATTTCAAGTGGGAGCAAGAAGGTAAATGGGCGCAACCTACACAAGACAGTCAGTATACACTGATGGCGATGCGATTGCAGCCGCAGATACTAACGACGAGTTTGACCAACTACTTGCCGCTTTTGCCGCAAGCACCGGACACACACATGATGGAACTGACGCAGAAGGCGGGCCGATAACCAAGCTTCTTGGTAACGTTCTTACTTTTGGTGCAGCGACAGCCGGAACAGACATCACTGTAACATTTGACGGTGAAACAAACGACGGCGTACTGAAATGGATGGAAGATGAGGATTACTTTGAGTTCTCTGACGATATCCTTATTGCCTCTACTGAAAAGATACAGTTCCGTGATACCGCAATCTACATTAATTCAAGCGCGGATGGACAGCTTGATATTATAGCAGATACGGAAATACAAATAGCAGCAACCACCATTGATATAAATGGTAATGTAGATATTTCTGGAACCCTCACAATCGGTGGTGCAGGTATATCTGAAGCTGAACTTGAAATTTTAGATGGTGCAACGGTCACTACGGCAGAGCTAAATATTCTTGATGGCGTAACTTCTACTGCAGCAGAACTAAATATTTTAGATGGTGTAACATCTACTGCAGCAGAACTAAATATTATCGACGGGGGAACCTCTGCTACTAGCACTACTGTAGCGGATGCAGACCGTGTCGTACTTAACGATAACGGAACTATGGTACAGGTAGCGGTCACAGACTTAGCTGCTTATTTTGATGACGAGATTACGGCTATGCCAAACCTTGTCACTACTGCTGCGACTACAGTAGGCGCACTTAACTCTGGTTCTATTACATCTGGCTTTGGTACGATTGATACTGGCGCATCGACCATCACAACAACGGGCCTCATCACAGGTGGCTCACTGGATATTGACGACGTTGTCATCAACGGCTCAACTATTGGTCACACAGACGACACAGACCTGATTACGTTATCAAACGGTGTGGTGACTGTAGCTGGTGAACTAGATGCGGTTAGCCTAGACATTTCTGGTAATGCTGACATCGACGGCACTCTAGAGGCAGACGCTATTACAATTGCTGGTGTAACACTAGCCGAAACAATTTCTGATACTGTCGGGGCAATGGTCACTTCTAATACGGAAACAGGCATTACTGTTACGTATGACGATGCCGACAATACGTTAGACTTTGTTATTGGTACGTTAAACCAAGACACCACGGGCAACGCGGCTACAGCGACGGCCTTAGAAACAGCCCGCACAATTCATGGCGTATCATTCGACGGTAGTGCCAACATTGATTTGTCTGAAGTCATCTCTGACACTGTCGGTGCTATGGTCAGTTCCAATACGGAAACAGGCATTGCTGTTGCTTATCAAGATGCTGATAACACAATCGACTTTACTCTGGGTACAGCACAGACAACGATTGAGTCTGTAAAGAACACAAGTCTTGCTATTGGCAGAGACGATGACAACCTGATTAAGTTTAGCACAGACGACCAGATTATCTTTGAAGTGGCTGGTGGTGACAACGTAATATTCAAGGCTAGTGGTGAGATTGAGGCTAGTAGCCTAGACATCAGTGGCAACGTTGACATCGACGGTACTCTTGAG